TTGCCTCTTTTACATTTAAACTTGCAGGCGTGGCATACCGGGTTCATCGGATCGTATATGTTTTCAATAGCATAGGACGCTGTAATCATCGGTTGCATAACCTTGCCCTTGGTTCTTAGTTCATACATTTTCTTCCAGTCTACGAGCTTGTTGCCCCATCTGTCACGTTGTATGCGCGTCTTGTTTATCTTGTATTCTACGCAGACAGAATTGCTCACGTCTTTAAGTAACGGCACCGGCTCACGCAAGAAAATATCCTCTCGCGGGTCTATGAGATAATGCCTGGGGCATTGTATTTTTCTGACGTATGTGGGGGTTTCTATTAAAACTGCCATCTTATTTTTCCTGTTTATCTACCGCGGCACTTACCGGCTTTACCTGGTTTGATTTCAGTATATTATGGATCGCCTCTACCGATTGACCGCTTGCTGCTGCGATCTGTTTTAGGTAGTCATGCAGCTTCTTGGTGTCCTTACGTGATTCCTCTTTTACTGCTCTCTTTTCTTCATGCACTTTCATGGCCGCTGCATATTCCGATGTTTTTCTGTATGCTGCGATCTGCTCTGCTGTCGGTTCATCTGCTGAAAGTTTTATGCCTAAGTTCCAAAAAAGCATGAATGTCTTTTCTGCATTGTAAGGGTGTAGTGGCCCTATCCGCTTGCCGTCTTTGGTCCATAGTGATATGTTTTTATGGTCCGTCATCTCTACTACCTTTATCTTGTTTGTATCTACGCGACCCTTTTTACGGATCTTATTCATTTCGTTAAAATACTTGTTTAGGCCCTCATCCTGTATATCTGCTGCCTGTGCTCCCTTTATTACGTTTAGTGTTTTATCATCCATTTCTTTACTCCCTTTTTTCCTTTTATTGGGACGGGCTGTTGGTTTCAGCCCGCCCCGAAGTGTCCTCAATATATGAGTAAATAACCGAGCTTATACAGTGTCAAACTGCATCTCGTTACCGTGCTTATTTCTTAGGATCGCTTCACCCCATATCTCAGTGCCTACGATCTTTGTTGCTACTTCTGACGCGTCGCTTTCGATGTCGATTCTGAAAGGACGTTTTTGGACATACTTAATTGCTTCTCTTGATATTGCTGCGCCTGAGCCGTTGCTATTGGTCATAGTGACGTTAGCATCGACCCATAAATTGAAGCCGAGTGCCATGCCTGCGAAACCGTACCTGGCGAAGTCCTCGCCTACAGTTCCGGGGCCCTGGGTCTGTATTGCATCGCTTGAATTGTCAAATAGCGATATCAACCCTACTGAGCTCCAAATCTGTAATGGGTGCATTACCAAGTGATACGGTAATGGCGCGAAATAAGTTCTCAAAGAACCATACGCGTCGTACAGATCTGCCGGTGTGATGTTTGTTGCTGCTGCGCCCTGGTTAGTTGTTAGGGATGTAAATAACGCCACAAGGTCTTTATCCCTGCGTGTTACTATACATTGGCCTATTAACTTACCTGCTACGGCTGCCATGTCATCCAAAGTGCCGAGCTGTGCGATCTCTTTAAGCTGCACGTATGCACCATGAACGCCTACGGTAGCTTCACTTGGCGAGGTTTCGTCGTTCGTTTCTGAATCCAAAGCCTGTGAAGCAAGCGAATCGTCTGCCTCAGATGTTAGCTTTTGGATAAAAGGTGTCTGATGTGTTACGCCTGGGCCAGGAAATGGTACGTTCGTGACCAAGGGTCTAACTACATCGCCCTCCTCGAGCTCCAATAATGCACTGGCTACGATAGTCGGGATTGCTTCTGTTAGTGTCGTGGTTGTTGTATCTGGCATCTTAATGCTCCTTTGTTAGATCGTTAGATTACATGATCCTCAAGGTTTAAACAGTTCGACTTATGTTCTTTGTTGTAAAGTGGTTCTGTATTTTTGCCTTGAGTTCTCCTGCCAGTTTCATGTTGCGCTGTGATACCGCAGTCATGTATTGGGTGTTCAGATCTGACAGTTCATCTGTTCCTCCTGCTGCTCCTCCATCCCCGCTTCCTCCTGCGGGTGGAGTACCTCCGCCGCTACCTTGGCTGGCCTTTACCAGGTGCGGACGTTCTTCTAAAAACTTCTTGACGCCCTCTGTTAGAGTGATTGCTATTTCGTTCCCTACCTGGTCCTTACCTTTCATCTGAGGTGTGCCGTCATCGCTCAAAGTGACCAGTGTTTTTAAAACTTCCTTTGCCTCCGGGTACGCGTTCTGTGCTGCTACTTCTGCGCCCAGGGCATTGTCGATTTTCAAAGACTTGAAAGCGGTGTCTTTCTCTGTTAGTGCCTTGTTAAAGTTGTTCTCTTTTTCCGTCCATCCCTTTTTCAGTTCCTCATAGTTCTTCTGTGATTCCAATTCCTTTTGCTTTAAATCGTCCTGGTTCTTTGCATGCTCATCTTTGAATGTTTTAAGCTCGTCATAATCAGCATACTTGGTTTTTTCCCTGCCCAGGCGTTCTTGCACTACTCTATCAACGTCTGCCTGTGTGAATGTTTTATCGCCACCTGCTCCGCCATCACCTGCTCCGCCTCCTGTGTTCTTTTGATCGTCTGCCATGTTACTCCTCCTTGGTTCCGCCTGAGTTGGCGTTAGGGGTAGCTTTTAGTCCTAAACGGCCAAAGATCCGGCTACCGTCGGTCTTTGTTTGTAGTTTGGTTTCTGCTGTTTCCAGGTCTGTTATCATTTTGTCGAGTTCGTCATCTGCTATCCTGGGGTACTTCTTCTTAATAATTGACTTCTTAATCTCGAGATTGAACGCCTTACCAAGCTGTATCTTTAGTATCTTTTCTGCTTCGTCCAGGTCATCATTCAGGTTTTGTACGGAGAATTCATCCGGGTAAACCACGGATCCGTCAAATTCCTTGCCCTCCCATTTAGCGAATAGCCTCCATATCTTGGCTTCCGCATCTTGTAGGTTGTCTGCCTTATCTGATAGCGCTTGATTCGTTTCGTTGAAGTCGTAGGCCTTGGACACGCCTGATTCTGATACCGCGTTCTGTCCATTAAACTGTGCGCTGCCGCCCTCTAACTTTGCAAGCCTGAACATGGCTGATATCTGTTTCTCTATATGCTCAAACATTACCCGGGCGTTCTCCCCTGGTGGGCTGATAAAGCCTGGGCGCTCTCGCTCATCCGGGTATAGCAAGGCTTTGCTTGTGCCTACGGTTACTTCGTCGTATTCGTCTGCGCTGCCTTGTAGCGTAAGGATAGCGAATGTCTGCTCTCTTAGGACCTGTTTAAGTTCGGAGCATGAGTTGTAAACGTCCCGGGCTATGTATGCTATATCTGCAAGGGCTGATATGCCCATAAAGCTCTTATGCTTCTTGCTCTTTTTATTGACTACACATACGATCGGCACCTGGCCCATGTTGTGGGCTGCTCTGCGCATCTCCTGGCCCTCGCCATTGTATAGGACCCATTCGTTTACAGTCCATAGTCGGTAGTTGACCTGGGTCAGGTTCTGTGAATCGTAGTTATACGGATCCTGATTTCCATCACGTTCTTCTCTGACCAATACCCAATAAGGTCTGCCGTAAATGTCGAGGCTCCAGTTGACGATCTGCTGTGGGTGGAATATCGTAAAATATGGAAACACGCTGTTGTCTATTTGGTCCTGCAATGTCCTGATATCCATAGCCGGGTTTGGCTTGTCTATGACTACATAACAGTGTCCATATATCTGTGCCAGGTCTGCCATCTCTTTTCTAAATTCATATATGGAGCTATCCATCCGGTCTATGTTCTCTGTCCGGTACTCTATGAGGTTTTCTATGGAGCCCCAATTCTCTGCAATCGGGTTCTTGAATAAGTGGTTCGTATAGATGTCGACTATCGGTGCGCAGAAGTTGTAATAATAGCTCATGTTCACGCGCTGCTTAAAGTCGTCGGTTCGCTCTTTCTTGTACTTGAACAGGTGGGTCTGCTGCGCTATCTTGACCTCTTGTCCGCCCGCGTACACCTTGTGACTCGCATCGATGTACTCGCCTATGTAGTCCTGCCCGCCCTCGTAACTGTCCATGAGGAAATTCCAAAAGCCTACGTTCCTTTTATATGTCCTATGCGGCTGCTCTATCAGATCCATTATACTCATATTTTATATCCTCAGTCCTGTTATCTCGCCACGCCTTAGTGAAAATTCTTTCTCTACCATATAGCCAAACGCGTCGCTTATATGGCTGAGTGTTAGGTCCCTTGTCTTGTCTATATGTACGGATCCGGCCTTGTATGGCACCTGCTCCAGGTCACGTATCAAATGCTTGCATTTAGGGTTTATCTGTGTAAACCGTTGTCCTTTAGAATTACATATCCTGGCGTTTACCGCGTTTATCCTATCTCGCTCTGCCGGGTTCGATGATGGGACCCGCTTGGTTACACCGTACCTGGATAGTTCATCCTGTATGATTTTCCAGTTAGTGAGGTTAGACGTGGTGCTTCTTGAGTGTCCGGTTGCGTCGCCGTATAGTATAATCCCCGATCGGTGGTTTGGATATCGGGCTTTGAATTCTGTGCAGCACTTCTCGGTGTTAGAGTTCTTGATAAAGATCTCGTCTACTACGCGGATCTCCCTTAGCTTGTCCGGTCTGTCTACAATTTGGGCTATTACCCACGCCATAGGATCTACGTTAAAATCGCAGCATAAGCATATTGGCATGTCCGGGTCGTAGTTCGCTACCTTAAAGGCTAAGTCCCCGGCGCTCTCATTGCGATTAAACGTGTAGTAAACCTGGCCCTCAAATACAATAAATTCGCCCATAAGTTCTTGCTGCATAAACTTCTCGTCATATTGGCTTGCCAGTTCGTCTATGTGTTCCTTTTTTATGTAGCTGTTGGTGTACGTTGGGAATCTTAGGAGTCCGTAGCTGTCCCTGCGGTTGGCTACGAATATGTCGTGTATATCGTCATAACTATTGGGTGATGTGGTTACTATACCTTTGCCATGGGTTGATAGTACGCGGCCTAAGAGGATATCCCATAGCCCCTTGAAGTCCTTGCATTCCCGGGCTTCGTCTACCCAAAACCCGCAAAGGGTGACATT